TGGCAATCAATCCAATGAATTCCAATCAGATTGTCACGCTGTGGGCTCCGGTCTACGGCCCTGTACATTCCCGAAGTATTGGTCCTTCGAGTGTTGAAAATTTAAGCAACAAAAACTCCGCCCAAGGGTGGAGAAAAGCTGTTCAACACACGAAGTAATCATTGTACGATGATATTACTTCTACCTGTATGGCAAATTCATACGAGAAACACTGGTATCCTCACTTGTAAGTTTGGAGACCTTGTGCAACTGCAGAGATTACAGGTACTTGGGGAGAATTCCTAGCTGGGATCATTGGCGGTGGTCCCACTAGGAAGAAGAAAGAGAAATCGTCAGCACCGGCCTCATAGAGGTCGACGGAATCCGGGTTCCCTTTCAACGTTATCGCTGCGCGAATGGTTTCACCAAAACCATTCCCACCTACTACACCTGCTCTAAGTGAGTTGTAGAAAGGTAGATTGACCGCGAGCGAATTGTTCAGGATTCCGTTCTGGAAGAATCCTGGCTGGGGTGCTAATGACTTAACTTGAGTCACTCGCAAATCGTTTGTAGCATCCATCGTCACTTCTGACAACGCCTGCCACGGGAGATTAGCCTTAAGGTTGGTTCCACCAGAATGGAACCTGTAGAGGTAAGAGATGGCCGAAAACATCGTCTCAGGAACATACGCGCCACTTGTATTTTCCTGATACTCTATCGTCCTTCTCCCTGCAACGGAAGCATCCGCAGAAGTGGAGTTCGCCAGTCCAATCGGGTTGTAAGAGAGGAAAGCATTGGAACCAATGCTTACTACTTTACCAAATCGTTTCATTAGGGTTCTTAATGAAAGATTATATTCTCCGACTGTCGACTTGCGAACATCACTCACTGAAGATGCCTCCATTTCAGGACCTCCGTGGGCCTCTGCTTTCACAGTGGTTGAAGAAGATTCGGGCTCTGTAGCCTCAATCGTCTCCGAACCGTCAGCCACGCCAATGATTTGCTCGGGCATGGTTGCTGTTTCAGCAGAGGTTGAAGGCGAATTGGACACCACGGTCCAAGTCGTCTCCAAACCTTCAATTGCGCTGGTAATCTGTTGGTCTGAGAGCGCGCTCTGTATGACATTGTCAACCACTGATATTGTAAAATCAAAAATAGCTGGAGCTACAATACCAGGGTCGGCAAACGTTATCGTAACACTTGCAGCATATGTACCATTGGGTGCAACGTATGGTTGTTCAATTACACCTGGTAAATATGTCTGTAGGGAATTTGGATCAACTGCCCACCTTGTCAAACCGCCATTGGTTAGGGTTTCTCGAAGAGCGTAATTGCCTTCTTGGACAAAGGCGACAAAAGTTCCATCATTCCACATATTGGTTAGATAATCTGCCAAAACATCTGAAGGGTCGACTGGAGTTGGAGCACTCCCGAAGCCAGCCATAAGCTGAAGATCGGGTTTTGCAACTTCATACGAACTCTTCCCTCTAATCGAAGGAATAATCGTATACTGCTGGGCAAGAGTTTCGGGAGCTAAAATTTCTGTGAAACAGTAGATCCCGACACTACCCGTACTTGTATTCAATGAATACATGTCCGGGGCGCCGTCTAGCAGAGAGAGTGTCAACTTCCATGGTTTGTTGGATTGGTACGGTACAGTGAAAACGAATTCAGCACCGGCATCTTCACTAGCAGCTTCCTCCAGTTGATAGATCGTATTGATATTGTTAGTCATCTCGTCAGTGAGAGTCTTTGGAACATCAACAAGAGCTGTCTCTGGGAAGAAAACTGCTATGAGTCTACCGGTATGAAATTCCGAACGCACAATATGATATGTGAATTCCAGTTCCCCCCTCCAAAAACGATGCAGAGCTGTAGCATAATACATAGCTCCACAACAAATTTGGGTAAGGGTCGAGGAATCCGTATATGATGGTTGTGCGGGCGACACGGGGTGAGAGTATATGAGGGAATCGGCTTGTGATTCCGCCAATGTAATGATCTTGCGATCAAAGATGTTAGGGCGCTTGAATATATATCCAAGAGCCATCTCATCTTCTCTCTCCGGTGTTACGTTCATACTGCAAATCTTGTTATCCTGTATCATTGCTAATGCCTGAGATTCTTCAGGCCCTTCACCATGCATCATACCCCTAGCGGGTGCGTTAAACATGGGAGAAGGTGTCGCGTCTATGTTAGGTTTTGACCATCCGAAGATTTGGGCAATTCCTTGAGCACATCGCGCCACCCATCCCACGATTAGAGCACCGATATAGAGTTGAGGAATTCCTGTGGTAGCGACTGCGTCTGCTACCCTAGCAATTCCTCCTGATATCCTGGTTACGGGTCCTTGGGTTTTCTCTTTTCCGCCGTGCGCCTTTGCACGAATAGGCTTTTCTTCCTGTACTCGACTCGGTCCGTTTCGTGATGTCGGGACTGCGAGTTCGATGTTCTGGAACTTTGCCGTTACGGTATAGGTACAACGGGTAGAGGAGGCGGCGTCAGCAAGAGGTGAGACAACATAGATACGTACCGAGCCAAAAGGGTCCTTTGTATCGGACAAATTATAACTATCATACACACTAGCAAACGGAATCTTAATAATAGCACTAGACTTATTCTTAATATCTAACATCACATGGGGAAACGTTGATAACGAAGGTAAGTTTTCGTTAGCCTGGGCGCGGAAACGATTAGTAGCATATGAGTAAGGCGTATAGACTGCCATGAGACAACCTATCATGAAACGCGTAGCGTTTACACGAATGGTTAACTCGACATCTGCCTTCATATACTGATAATTGTTAATCTTATCTACAATCTGGGCTGATTTCAGAAAGATCGCTTCAGGGAACAAAAACTCATCTTTGTAAAACGTGAGATTATTTTCGTAAGCGTCAAAAGGCGTATGGAGGGGAAGAACAACATCCTGGGAGGTCCATTCGGATGTCTTAAGGCGTACTTCACGTTCCAGGACGTTCAAAATTTGTGGGGGGACCCACTTCTGAAGCTTCCTGGATGGTAGTAGAAGGCCTACTTTCTTCCTCTCCCTGCGCTTCTTGAACACTAGTCAGATCTGTTGTTGGTACTTTACTTTCGGTTTGAGATTCAGAAACATGAGTAATTTTATGTTCGGGCTTGTTAGACACCGAGACAACCCAGGGCATATTTACTTCGTGCCCCATGCTAAATAGCACTACGAAGGTTCTTTCCAGTGATCGTCACGATGGCTTTCAGGGATTATATGCCAACGATCGCTACAGGGTTTTAGATCCAGCAGATCAGCGCGAAAAGGCGGGCTGGGTGTGAGCCGGAGGAGAACACCCATTGAATCCACCCCACGGAGAGCGCCACTCCGCAGAACCAACCACAAGGCTTGAAAGAATAGCCAAGATTACTATTCTTGAAAACTACAATTTCCCTCAAGCCAAGTGGTTGATAAGGGTATAGCCCCACCGAAGTGGGGAGCTTTAAAGTCGCAAGACTAGCTTTGTTTCAGGTGAGTTGCCTCTCTCACCAGCAGATAAGATCTGCCACCTTTCGTCGATGTTCGTGGTACTCAGGCACTTGAGTGTAGACTCCAGCAAAACTTGCCGCACGTTGGATGCGATGTGAAACCGCTCTGTACTCTTTCTCAGAGAATAGGCATAGTTCGCTGTAGGCCGACTCAAGATTCTCACGAGTTGCCGCATGCACATCAGTCCCCCTCACCCAGTTGGTCATATCAAGAACGACTTCCATTGGAAGTTGTCCCTCATATAAGCCAGCTGGGGTCAGGTGAAAGTTGCGCTTGAGGTAACGAACGTCACTGAGTGTCCGGTATTTCACCATCTCGCCAGTTTTCCCTTCGTCCGTATAGGTGAGTCCGATGTTCTTTAGCACTTCGGTGATAGTTAATTGATTGTATTGATCAATCACTTCATCCGAAATGTTAAGAACATTGTCATCACCATAACATTGAAGAGACACCTGTGAGCGAAAACCACCTCTCTCCTCCACCAGTTCATAGTACGCAATGCGCATCACGATCTGGTTGAAGATAGAGTTGATAATCACTGTGAGGGGATTACCGGATGGTTGAGAGTGGGTGAGCCTTACGAGCATGCCCTTGTACACGATGTCTGCATTGCAAATCATGTCAAAAAGCACTGTTCGCTCGGTCGTGTGTTCATCTGCGTACCAGTCGTTCATGACATCGAAGACTTCCCAGAGGAGATCTTGACGTAGACTGCCGTCAAAATTGGAGAAATCTCCAGCGATCACTTTATTACCTTTCGATCTTAAGTACTCGCCGGTCTTGTTCCAATCAGGACTGTACACATTCGTACCCACTCCAACTTCGTTGTCGATCTTATTGAGAGTGAGAGCTCCCACAAAGGCACCAAAATACTTCCTAACCAGAATGGAGAGGTTCATCGGTGCAGCGGCGAAGACGCGTGTTTTCCCAGCGTCTACCTTCTCTATGGGTCTTCTCTCATCTTTGAGGGTTGCTACATACGCGGCGTTTCCGCGACGGCCCTCCTTGATATGGCTCTCAAGTTCTTCGACATCGCGTTGGAGTTCGGCAGATATGAACTTATCGTCCCCACTACCCAACCATGTCTTCTTACCAGGTTCTTTGTTCCAAAGAACATATGGATAACCTGGTGACGTCTTACGGTTGAGTTCGTTGATACCAGCTTCTTCATTTCCCCACACAGATTCCTCAAGTGTGAGAAGTCGAGTAATCGCACCATCCGGGATGACAGAATGTACATTCTTCACATCCTGGACAGCACGCTTAATCGACGACTCGGACACTTTCATTGGTTTCTGCACAGAGAGAACTTTCTTGAAGCCTTTTTCCATCGGATCAACTTGCTCTCCGTTAAGAGTGAAGGTACTCAAGTGGGCGGGTTTCGTGATCGATGCTGTGACTTCTCCGTGGATGAGTGAGGGTTTTAACTCTGTCTTGACTGCCCTCCTGGGTTCTTGAACTTCTCCCAAGACAACAGCGTCACCCAGTCGAGGTATGTCCATTGGTTCCATGGTACGGAAAAATTCCACACCATTGTGAGCCACTGGACACGCACCATCAACTGAATGTCGCTGTTTGGCATTGTGCTTTTCCAGTCCGTGCATAAGCAATTCCTTCGTGATAATGTTGGAATAGCCAGTCGTACTTGTACCACAGACATGCATGCCTGCAAGTTTGTTATTAGTTGTGTTTGATCGCACAGCCAACAACGCACCGCAGTCACCAGGCTTGGTAACCAAGTTGTATCCAAAACTAGTAGGCAGTACAAAGGTTTCCTGACGGGAATCCTTGTACTCGACGGTCTGTCCTTCAAGTTTACACATAGATGTGCAGTCGCTAAAGTAGGTAGGTCGGTCATCGTCATTCAGGTGTCGAACTCCAAAGAGTATGCAATCTACACGGTTCAGAACCGCAGCGTTTTGCTTATCAATGAAGTACTTCACAATCGATGGTCGAGTTGCTTCTCTAACGAAAGTGATGAGACAAATGTCAGTGGGGCGGTCAAGAGTTTCGAGACGAGTGATTTTGAGGTCTTTCATCTCGTACTTACTCCATTCCAACCCACTGGCACCACGCACATGAATCGATTCGACGTCCAGAGTTTGATGGTAAGTACACATGAGAACTTTTCCTTGCACGAAGGTTCCTGCTCCATACGTGTAATAGGTCTTTCCATCTCGGCTCTTCTGAAAGCACAATTGGACTTGGTTGTTTCCTTGTACTCTTCGAACCTGTTCTTTCGCGACGGTATCATCACTTCTCTCTAGAAACTTGTAGGGTGGGCCGTGGGCAACTGCGGGTTTTGCAGCTGCCTTCGTCCTGGTCACGTTGGAGTGGGCGATCACATTCTTGGCAGGTGGTTTACTGCCTTCATTCCGGGAATGAGCGGTTGCTGAATTACTCAAGATGAGACGATGAGTTTCAATGGTTCTCATTGCTTTCTCCATCTCTTCATTGGTAATGAGTCCTTTAGCAACACCGTAGAGGAGCGAGTCCTCTACCCACCACACCTGCCTAGCAGCAAAGTAACCAGCATTGGTTATTTCTCTTTTGTGAGCTTCCTTGTTCAGCTTAGTCAGGCGGGTGATGTCCTCTTCGTCGAAAATGAAGTAGTTATCGAGGCAGACCTGCGTCAAGCCACGCGCATGGGAATAAGTCCCAGGCTGGTGGCGCGAACGCAGACCTCCCTCGGTTTCCACCCACTTCGTCACATCTAGGATACGACAGTAGTCACAATTATCCCTCTGCATCTCTTCGCATCCGTAGAATCCCTCCAGTTCGTCAACACTAGTGGAGTTCTTCAACGGACAATCAGATCGCAGAAGTCTAAAATAGAGACTGCTGAGTCCTAAAGTGGTGGTGAGCGCGGTGATGGCTATGCCTACGAGCAAACGGTTCTTGACAAATATCTCCTTCATGGCGTGCCATGCATCAGAGAACTTGCCACGAACCGCCTCCGCACACTCCTTGACGTATCCAAAGTACTTATCGAATTTCGCACTACAACTCTCAAACTCAGCATGGTAGAGAGAGCACATAGTGTGATTTCCGGTAGGTACTCCGAACTCGTCAGTCTCCTTCAGGTCTTCCGTGGACACAAATCTCTCAGCAACACACCTGTCACCATATGCACAAGTTTGACCATCAAATGCACATGGTTTAGGTGCCTTCCTGAGTTCTTCGGGTCCACCGTGAGCTACAGCCTCAGTAGCATCCTGCCAAATCTCTGCAGCAGCGCGCAGTTCACCGACTATTTCGGGCTCAGCCTCGTCCTCCTCTTTCAAATCGAGGAATTCGAGGATGTCCTTCTCAAAGTCGGCATTGAACCTGCGCTTCGCATCGATTCTGTCCTTCACCCTGAGCAGGAAAGCAGAAAGATCTATCGCAGTTCCCACCGGAGCGCCAGTTGACATGTTATATTCTAACACCTCGTAGACGTCCGGCTCGAAACTGCGATGGGGCTTTCCAACTTTGTCTTGATAAGCTCGAACCTTGTCTGGATCAACGACGCTTTCGTAATCCGAGCTTCCTTTCCTTCCTTTCAGAGTTTTCAAGAACTCGTCTTTTGCGTTCACCTGAACCGTCATATGGAAACGACGGTGCAGGGCTGAGGGCTGTGTGATGGACACGGGTTGTGGTGTCTGCACGTTGGAGGTAGCGACAATGAAGTCCGAAACGAAGAACGTGTTTGCTTTCATTTCCATAACGGCCATATGCAAGGGGAATGGTGCGAGGTTAACCGCACTAATCACTTCTTGAATTTCCATGTTTGGTTTGGCTAGGGTATCTTTTGCTTGGAATATATCATCATATTCTACAATTGGTTGTCCCCTGTAGCCTTCCCAAAAATCGTTGTTGACCTTTCTGGCATGAAAGCATGTTCTCCGAGTGTACTCCAGTGCCTTCTTGGGATCGCTCTTGATGTACTCGCGGTAAAGAAAACCACGTAGCAATCTTTGCAGTCCGGATTTGCCTTGTCCTGAAACACCGTAGAGGTAAACGGTGTATGGTTCTTCTCTCTCTTCAGGGATTGCCGAGAGAGCAAGTTGGGCATCCTTTCGCATTTTTGCTAGCAAGATCTTCTTCGTTCGCATCAAGTTGATCAATTTGATGTTGGAGTTCTCTATTGCCACCCCCTCGATCTCATCCGCGTCAGCTGCAACTTGCAATATTAAATTACAAGCTTCAGATGAACGTTTGAGAACGTGAGGTTGGAAATGAGCACTCTCCAGCACCTTTATTGATGCAAGTACTGATGCAAGCTTCGGGTACAGCTTCTCAGTCGCCACCTGCTCCATCGTTTTCCCACTTGAGGCGAGCTCCATCTGGTCTCCAACGAAATTCGTAAACCACTCCATAGTAGTCTCGAGTTTCGTGAAGCCCAGAGAAGCGCGCCCAAAGTCTGAAAACGACCTGATCAGAACGGAGGGTGTAGGGAGTTTTCCATGGATAAGACCCAAGAGAGCACCCAATACCATCACAGCGCATTTCAGCGTTGCTCCGGACATTGAGTTGACTGCAGTCTTGAGTCCTTCCAGGAGAGATCCCTTCACACCACCGAACATCTCTTCCAGCTTCTCGAAGCTTTCTCCGCCATGTGCAACAGGACTACTCTTGAAACACCCTTCAACCGATCTATGGATTTCGGATACGAGATCCTTTAGATCGGCAAGGACGAGAGCAGTGTTGAAGCCAAGGACGGGGGCGGCTGCGAGAATGAAACCGGTCTCGACGGCAAGCTTTGACCATTTACCACGAGTGACATATCTGCAAGCTCGATAGAGATACATAATGATAGCGATGGCGCTAGCACTCTTCATCCCTTCGAAAGCTGTACTTGCAAACCCATCAATCGCGCTAGATAGCTTTGACGTTGCCTCCGAAACATTACCACAAGTCTTGGGGAGAAGATACTTCTCCACAAAACTTGGGGTAATCGCAGTGGGTGGTTGCGTTGTTTCTTCTCCAGCATGCCCTACGGCATACTTCGCGTCGCGGGCACTGGCCCGGGTCGCCTGACGGGCTCTCCTCTTCATACTGATCAGGGCTTGGTTTCTGTCTGCATTTTCAGAAAGAATTTTGACAGCTTGGGTTTTGAAACTATCAATTCTTTTCTTCAATATGCAGTTGATCTTTTCCAAGTCGTTGATCCGTTTCTGCATGATCTTCATGTCCGAGCGCATCCAAGCGGTTTCTTCACGAAGCAGGTCGGCTTCGCTCGGTGGTGGACAGGGTGAAACGGGGAAATAGAAAGAGAAATCTGAAGGATACTCTATCTCTTTCCGCTTCACTTCTTCTCCGTGCACTGCCATGAATTTCTTCCAAGTTGGAAGTGTCATGCATGGGATGTACTCCCAGTCCCTCGTATCATCACCAGATAACCTGCTATGCATTACTGCATTGCAAGTGTCCTGGTAAAGATCAGAGGTACTGTCTTCTCGCGCCCAGTTGAAATAAATTTCATCGTGGGTGCCGAATGCCTCACTCCAGTCCCAATCAAAGTGAACACCAGGTGTGGTGATCTCTCTGGTCTGGACTGTAATGGTGCATTCTCTGGGGTTGTCTACGAGTATTCCATCTTCGATAGCAGTTCTTCTTAGTTCTTGTCCGAACCAAGAAGATGATTCTACTGCCGCATCGATGGCGTGGTGGTCATAACCTGGACCATTACTCTCTTTGACTTCTTCGACGATATTGTTCAAAACAAAATCAGGGATATTTCCTTTCACTTCCTGGTAAGTCCGTGTGTCGTAATCCTGAATGTGTTTTATAACATTATCAATCTCTTTGTCAGAGAATGTGATGGTGGTCACTTTGTAGTCGTAAGACTGCACCATGGAGTCGTAAGACGGGGTCACTTTAGAGTCGCAAGACTGTGTCACTTTAGAGTCGCAAGACTTT